ATCTGGTATAAACATAGCATACCAAATCAAGTAACCTGCCGCACAGGTGGTCTTCCCTGTCTGTCGTGGTAGCATTGCTATCGAAAATCTATGATCGTTGTAACTATTGATCAATCTTTCCTGGTACGGATAAGGTTTGAAAGGCATAGATCCCTTGGTAGGATGTTGTATTCTTATAAATTCTTTCATGAAATATAGAGGACCTGTTTTTGGATCCATACACTTTTCAAGTTTCAACACTTGATCGTGGGTGTATTTGTGTTTCTTATTTGCTTTTTTTATTTGGTCTGAATCTAATGATACATATGCCATAACAGTATTTAAGGCAGTTTTACCTTAATAATAAATGTTTTTATTATGATTATGCTACTGTGATAGAACCACCGGGTCTATCCGCGGCAAGAACTGTAGAGCCAGCGATATCAATGGCATTTGGACCAACTGTTGAACCATCGCTAACAGAACCAGCGATTCTTCTCAATTGAATTTGTAGTTCAGAAGCAGTATTTTGATTTTTATCTAGTACCATATGCATAGTTCCTGAAGCATCGTTTGTGATGAAGTAAGCCAAAGGATTGAATTCTTTAACAACTTGTTCTACTACTTCATTAACTGCATCATCTTCTGCTCTTAAATCAATAGCACTTCCGTCGCCTTCTTTGATTGAGAAAAGATAAGCATTACAGTTGGGAGAATACATAGTTCCCGCTGTTGTTTGTACTCTATTTTCAAAAAGTCTAGTAACTGTTGCCATATATGTTATTTACCTTTCTCTACGCTCTTGGCAATATCGTGTGCTTTTTTAATTGTGCTTTTTTTCAACGGTGGAGTGTCTCCAGTTGACTTCATTGCCTGTGCCATTCCAATCGCATAAGGCGATTTGGCTTTTTTTGCTTCGTTCTGATATGATTCTTTAAAATTTTTATACTGTTCTCTCAACGACGAGACAAGATCTTCTGTGGTTTTTTGCATTGGATTATCTCCGCCCGCAACTTTTGGAAAAGTTTTCTTTTGTCTATTCAATCCACCTGAATGAAAATTCACTAAAGTGTCTGTGTCTTGTACTTTTTCATTGGGTTCATTTGCAAAATTTTCTTCTGCTGGTTCTTCGTTATCGTTTTCACAACCACATCCATGTTCTGCACATTCCGGTCCACACATATGGTCTTTCTCTGGTTCTTGAGCACCGATCATGTTTGGAGTCACCGGTTGTACTCCGGCAAGTTTTAAAATCTGCATCAACACATTTGCTTCTTCTGGTGTGTCCGCAGACATTTGGATTGATTCTTTCACTGTTTCTTTTTTGATCTCTTCTTTGGACTCTTCAACTCCATTGATATTATCCCAAAATTCTCCTGAACCCTGTCCGTATTTTTTAACAAATTCTTCTCTAGACATATCTTCGGCATCACCGTGCATTGCTTGTTTTAGTGCACCTTCGTCCACTTTTGGATTTGTTTTTTCAACATTGGCAACGGCATCATCAACCAAACCCGGTTGTGATTCTTGAATCTCTTTTAATTTTTGTAATACGTCGATCATTTCCATAATTATTTTCCTTTTGCTGGGTGAGGGTTACCTTTTATCGGACCTTTGTGTGCTGGTTTTAAAGGAGACTGTGTTCCTTTTTCTTCTCTGTCCTGTAACATTTTTTCGTTTTTATTTTTTGTATCTTCCTCGGCGTGAGTTATTTCTTTTCTATTTTTTAATAATTCTTTTAACAGAGACATATTGTATTTGTCTCCATAATGTTCTTCTGTTTTTACTTTTGGAGCATCTCCGTATTCAATGTCTTGTAATTTTGCTACAAATGGTGATGGTTCCTTCATTTCTTCTTGATATTCTTCTGAGGGTTCACCTGGTTTCTTAACCACTATTTGATTTTTTGCTAGATTAAGATAATGTGCTAGATATTCTCTCAATTCGTGTGCTGAAACTGGATATGCTGTTTTTAATTCGTAAATTGTGACTTCTATGTTTTTCAATGAAGGAAAATCAAGAGGCATTTCTTGGATAGGTGTTTTTTTGCCTGATGAAAGTTTTTTAACCTCAAATTTTTGACAAGCAGTCTCTAATTTGCCGGCAAAGTTGTCGTCTAGTTCGCCCGCAACCTTAATTTTGTAATCATACTCTTTGGTTGATTCTGTCAAATATGTTAAGAATTCACTCATAGTGTTATATTTAGCCTTATTTGTTTATTCATACCCTTGTTTTTCATTGTTCCATTGTGTTTTAAGCATTAAAACTGTGTGTATATGTAACAGTATTAATCCTTTTTTAGTAGTTTTTTCATTAATTCGTTACGATCCGAAATAATATGACCTTCCGACTCGACAGCACCTCCGGTGTCGTCCGCGCCGTCTTTATCTAACTTCATTTTTTTCAATTGTAATTCAACCATTTTTAATTTATTGGCAATTTTATTGTTTTTAGCATCAATGGCATTTCTTAACATACCCGAAGCAACTTCAAAAATACGTCCCGAATATCTAGAATCAACGTTCATTCCCAGATCCATTAAATTTTTATAACTTTCTTCCGCTTCCACTGCCAACTTATCAAGTTCCAAGTCAGATAATTCTCCAAGTCCTTTGACTTGTGGCAATGCTTTTTCTATCTTGTCAAATTCTGCGTATGTGGCTTTTAGTGCCGCGGCAGTTTTTGGATCAACATTATTTGCAACATCTCTTGTTTTATCCTTATTGACTCTTGCTTGTTCTTTTTTATCAACACTGGCAAATGCTTCTTTGACATTTGGTAAATTAAGTATGTCTTCTAATTTTTTTGTCATTTGTTTTATTTACGTGTACCTTGATGGAATAATTGTTCTTCTGAAACAATTCTAAATGTTATTTTACGTTGTCGAGCATAGGCGTTGGCCGCTTCCCATTTGGCATGATTGATCACTACCTGTGTTTTACGACCCATACTTTTACCGGCTCGTTCCATGGTGGTTTGATTCATGGGTTTTACTTCGATTATTTCCGCGTGTTTTTTGCCATTTTTATCTATATAAACTATAAAGAAATCTGGAACATAAATTGTATATTTTCCTGTTATAGGATGTCTATAAGGAATTTTTATTGCCTCCGATGCCCATTGATACACATTAGGGTGTTCATCGCATAATCTCATAAAAGAGTGTTCCCAACTTGATCTATACGTTGGTGTTTTTGTTCCAACATATTTGTTGGGATTCTTTAATATAAATTTTCCTCTTGCGAATTTTGGTAAAGACATTATGCAACTATATTTCTTGCAACTACATCTCTAGAAACTTTTGTATTTCTTACTCCAACGCTACTAGATTTGTATCTGTTGGTGTTTAGTATTCTTGAAACAACATCGCTCAATGTCAAATCAGACGAATTATTTAACACATCTAATATTTCCATCACCGGTACAGAATCAATTTTGGCTTGTTGTAAAATTACATAGGCAAGGTCCTCTGCGGATTTTCTAGAAAAATTTCTTTTTACAAAAAAACCAACAGTAGCATCGTAATCGTTTACATTAAATTCAAAATTTTCAGCATATTGATTATCTTTTAATTCGTTGATTGATTTTTCCAAACTATCTTTTTCTTTTTGAGGTAGATTTGTATATACAGATGACATTATAAATTCACTTTCTCTGCTGACACAGATATATCGTTTGTTTGCCTATTTATTTGTATGTATCCTTCAGTGACCAGTCTCGTTATATCGTTGATTGCTCGATTTCTCCATACATTTTTTTGTGCATCTGATAACCCATTATAGATCACATCACTTTGAGCAATTGTTAAATTTTGAGCAGATCCTATTTTTTGATAATAGATAAAGGATGCAACCTTATCCTGTGCCTGCGTGTTGTTTTGTAATAGATTAAAAGATTCCGTTGAACTCAGATAATTTGTTGTATCAATAACAGGGTTTGAAATAACTGTTTGAACACTATTTTTTGATGTAGTGGATGTATTACCTTTTGCCAAAGCAACAGTACCGATAGCCGCCGCCGCCGCTGTTCCTACACTGAAGTTTCCGATCGGATTGTTAATTGTTCCGGCAGTTTTTGCAACGTCCTGCACAGTTTCTTTTACTATTCCTTTGAGTTCTTCTTTGACAGCATCCTTGGCTTTTATTTTTTTAGCATTTTGATATGTGTTATTTGCTTTTATAATGGCTCCTAACACGTCGCCATTTTGAACACTATCAAGAACCCCACCAATTCCGTCGACTATTCCTCCTTCGCCGAATATAGAAGTTGTGCCACCACCCAACACACTTAAAGGAGATGGTTCAAGGTCGTAATATAAATCAGCAAACCCAGTGGCCATGTTTGGCGATTTAACTGTACCTGCACCATACAAAACAGTTTCGTAAAACACTTGCATAGAGTTTGCCATTATTCCGCCACCGTCTGCATTGTCTAGATCATCATGACTGAAAGATCCTATAACAGGATTTACTAATAAAAACGAAGTAAATCTTTTTTGATGCATGGCAAAAATTTGTATACTTCTCAATAAAGGTTTTCCTCTCTGCTGTGCATTGTCCATTCCGTACTGTGTTGCCACTCTGTTGGTGTTATAAAAATCGTCTTTGGTATATGTGTATTGGCCTGCAACCGGTATTGTTTGAGAATCTGCTATGTTATACTCGTAGTATCTTTTCCAAAAAGCATTAACGGTATCGGCATTGTCATCATGAAAATTTATAGTGACCGGTCTGTAAACAATTCTAGTACCTACATAAACTTTTTTGTTATATTGAATTTTTTCTTCTAGGTTCATATCATATTTTGGCAATTCACAGGTCTTAACTAGCATATTGAGAGCAAACTTTTCATCTTGTGAAAATTGTCGGCCTCCGACAGTAGTATTGTCTATATCAAAAACAACATGAAATAAAAATTTTTGTTTTGGTGCTAATTTAAAGTTATTATCAAGATATAATCTTGTTGCGTGGCGATAGTCTTTCATTCCTGGAAGACCATTTGAGAATCCTTCTAAAAAATTATTAATACTAGGCATACTTGTATATTTATGGTCATAAAAAAAGCGCCGTTAAAGGCGCTTTCTTTACTTTATAATTGCGAAAATTGTTAACTATTATCTTCCACCACCGGTTGTTAATGTACCGATAGTTCTTGTTAATGCTGTTCCGATTCCAGTACCTTGTGGTGTTTGTACTGCATTGTCGTATCTAATTGATAGTGTGATAGTTGCCGGTTCTGAAGTATTATAAGCCAAACTATTATAGTTTACTGATTCAACAAACGAACCATATAACTCAAATGTTTCTAATATACCCGGTGTTGATGCTCCATTACCACCATCTAACATTTCAATTCTAGTTGTAAATTTGTAATCAATTCCTGAAGCGGCAGAAGCCTGTTCAAAGAAATCAAATTGTTTCTGAATTTGTTCACCTACTAGTTTAGACACTGAGTTATTAACGTCATCTCTCATTGTAAGAGTGATCGGTTCCCAAGTGTGTTTACCAGCAATGTATACTTTTGAGTTATATACATCAAGTGTTGTGTTTTCAAATGTTAAATTTGGTCTTGTAACATCCATTACTTGTTTAGTAATTTCTGATCTAGGTGTAGAAACTCCAAAGTTTTCGAGAATTACTCTAAATCTATATTGAAGTTTCGGCATCAACAAACCTTGAGTTGACGAACTCTGGTCGTTTGCTAATGGTACTGTAAATTTTGAAAGTGTTGAAATTGCCATATTGCTCCTTTATTTACCGAGGATTAGTTACCTAGGTTTGCTATCTCCCCTGTGTTTTTGATTCTTAAAGGTATGTAAATAAATTCAACCGATTTAACTGGTTCAATTGCAATATCCACATACAATTCATTTCTATCAATTCTAGTTGCTGTGTTGTTAGTCTCATCACAAACTACTAAGAAATCGTATAGTGCTCTTTGTCCAAGTAATTCCAATAAGAAAGACTCGATCGATCCTTTAATCTCATTTCTAGTCAATTCATCATTTGGTTCAAAAATGAAAGGTTTGGCAAGTTTATCAAGTTGTGATCTTAGATAAACTGTTAATCTAGAAACGTTAATTCTATCTAAAGCAGACGAACTAGATGTTTTAGTTAAGTTACCAAAGTTTACTATTCCTGTTCCTGAAAAGAATGTAATTGGATTAATTTTTGCAGTAAACATTGAATCTCTAACAGATTCTGTCAACGAGATTGTTTCAAATTCTCCCGATGCTGAGTTAATGTATCCTACTGCTGTTGCATTGTCAATGATACCACGTCTTGTACCTGCTGGTGCAAACCATGGAAACGCAACATTATCATTATTTGCCAATGTTCTCAAAATCATATGAGATGGTGGTACAACGATTGATGATCCATTGTTAGATGTAGTTCTTCCTGAAGGATAAAATACTCCTAAATAATCCGAACTTGATACAAGACCATCTTCACCGTTATCTGATGCCACTGCTGTGTTGTTAGCCCAATTTGAAATAGCAGTTGATGTTCCTGCTAATCTCATCGGAGTATCACCTACGATAAATGCTGTATTATTTCTGTCAGTATTTAGATTAATCATTTCTGAAATAACTTCAGGATATCCCGGACAAGCAATAACATTGAATCCTCTTTGATCTTCTCTGATTGCTTGGTTGGTGTTAATCTCTGATTTTATTTGTTCAGTAATTACTTTTCTAACTGCTTTTCTGCCAAATGTTCCAGAACCGTTGGCACTGTTAGTTGATTTAGTAACCCATCTGTCTTTGAAATAACTAGAAACTGATTCGTTGTTGTTATATCT